TCAACAAAGCACAACAATATCACCGGCCGCCACACGCTCGGACAGGAATGTCAGCTTGCCGATCCCTTCCTGCAGAAATCGGCTGAGTTGCTCGATGCACTCGCGCTGGTCATCAGTGAGGCTGAACTCAGCCTCCATGCTTTCCATCAGGTCAAGGCAACACTGGTTGAGGAATCCCACCTCCAGTAACTCCGCCCGGAGCCTACGCCGCAACATCTCGTCCATACCAACATCCCTATCTACTCCGCATATCAGACTGTCGGAACGTGGCAAAAACGTGAACCTCGTCACAACTACCTATTCAGCTAGTGGACTAGGCAACGGGAAGCGGGCCTTGATCTCCTCGACCTTGGCCATCCAGGCAGAGTAGTCCGGTTCCACGCCGGCCTTGATAGCGTCGAACTCGGCCTCGGTCTTGAGCGGGTCACTCTCCAGGCGGTAGGCATTTGCCCGAGCCACGGCTGCGGCATCGTACTCAGCCTGCCAGCGTTCTTGCGCCTGCTGTTCAGCGGTCTTTACCTGGCTCCAGTCGATCATCGCGGTAACTCCACAGGTCCATCAGCCTCGATCAGCAACGGTTCAGGGAAGCGAGCGGCGGCACTGGCATCAGCGGCCAGCGGGAACCGCAGGGTTAGTTCCAGCCGGCCATTCCTTCGCGCCACAGGACCAGCGAATAACTCCGATCCAATGGCCTCGGTCGGCAACTCGCCGCCCTCCGGGAGCGGAGTGAAGTCGAACGCCTGGCCGTTCACGGTGAGTACATCGCCAGCCCTGCTCAGTGACAGGCGCTCGTCGCTTCCCGGCAGCGGAGCAAACGGTGACAACTTGATGATCATCAGAACCACCTCCCCACAACCATAATGCTCAACCCGTTGGTACCAAGGTCTTCATTCAAGTAGAAAGTAACTTGGTCCCCGCCCATGTAGCCGCCCCTAACCCCCGCCGCAGCCGATGGCCAGCCGCTGAACGGTATCCAGTTGACGATGAGGCTATATGAGGATCCTCCGATAAACTCAGCCGCCAACTGCACTGTGTTGGGCCCTGCTTGGTAGTTGCTACCAGACCCCGTGATTTGGCGTATGCAAATCTGAGTTCCATCTGCAAACCGAACGAACTCACCATTCGCGTTGCTGCCACGCTGGATCACCGCGCCAGTCGGTACGCCGCTCGACTGCGAAACGGCGCCCAGAATGCTGTCTCGAGAGTACAAAGCCCCAGTTGAACCCAGGGCAGGTCTAACTGCAGCACTCCCAAGCCCAAGGGACGTGCGCGCACCAGCGGCGGTTGCAGCTCCTGTTCCGCCGAGTGCTACCGGCACCGTGTCGCCGTCGGCGAACTCGCGGAGACTGCCGTAGCCGTTGCCGTCGGCCTGGAGTTTCGTCGGGCGTATATCAGCCATTGAACAGCACCTGGATGTTGAGTTGAGCGCCGGCGGCGGTGTACGCCGGCAATTGGCCGTCTGGGTTCATGGCGAGCCGCAACATAGAGCCGTCGGCGAGATACCCAGGAACAGCCGCGGGGATGCGGACGTTCATCGGGTATGCCACCACGACGCCCGCGCCGTTGGTCACGAACTGGTCGTATCCGGTGCTGCGCCGGACGAAGTAGATCGCGTTCGGCTCCAGCACCGCAGGCAACTGCGCGACGACCTTGTGGGTCTGGAGCACAGCCATTACCAGGCCGTCCCATTCCACTCAGCCGGGATCGGCTGGCCGTTGAAGCGCACCAGGCCAGAAGCCTCACCGAACTTGTCCAGCGTCGACTTGTTCGCGTGCGTGTGCGCCTGGGAAACGGCAGTGTCGATCTGCGCCGGCGTCGAGGTCGGCCGCCCGTTGATTGCGTCCCAGTTGAGCTCGACGTCCATCGACTCATACTCGGCCACCTTCAGCCAGGCGCTGGTCGCCGGGTTCCAGGCGTACAGCGCAGCTCCGGACTCGACTGTCGGGTCCGCGCTCGCATCCTGAACCAGAACGAAGATTGCGCCCTCAGGCTCCAGGGCATCGCGTGCAGCGATATCCGCAACGAACAGGATCGGCGCGCCGGTGCCGGGCAAGCTGGCCAACGCATCGTTGATCAGCGCGTTGATCATCGTGCTGTTACCGATCGAGCGCGCCACGCCGGCGCTGTTCGTCAGGTAGGACTCCGAGTAGCTGCCGTTCTCGACGAAGTAGAACGAATCGGGTTCCAGCGTACCCGGCAGGGTTGCCACTTTGAAAAATCGAATCTGGGCCATTTCATCACCAATCAGTCGCGCCCCATTGGGCACCGTCTACGCCATCCCTCCCGGGAGGCCCTTGGTCACCCGCAACAACCACAAGCACATCGGCCGGCGGCGTCACGGTGACCGCGTATTCCTGCATCTCGCTGAGCACAAGCGGCTCGCAATCAACCTCGATCGCCAGCGCCCAGGGCTCGGCGGCGTCATCCATCGCACCCTCCCCCACGGCTCACAGTGATCGGTCCGCTGTAGTAGCGATGGACCGTGCCATCTGGGTATGTCACGTCCACGTCGTAGACCGCCGACGCCCATGCCAACGCCGCGGTATCGGAGGCCGATATCTCCCGCGAGATCGTTCCGGCGCCAGCGATCTCAAGGCCGGAGCCGAGCGCCAGCGTCATCAGCACAGTCCCGCCTGGCGCGTCGCGGATCTGCATCCGTACCTCGGCGCCAGCCAGGTCAACGGGTGGCTGGTAGATCAATTGCCCGCCCACAGGCGCCAGCCCAACGGCTGAAAGCAGGTTGATCTCGACGGTGTTGTCGTCGATGGACGCGACCCGGTGAGGCAGTTGCCGAAGCCGGGCGCGGTTCAGTTCGGGCATGCCCTGGACGCCATCTATCCATGCCAGCCACGTGCCGGGCAATCCGTGCCCAGGGATGGTCAGCCGGACGGGAGCAGTCGGCGCGACCTGGGTGATCGGCCGATAGACCAGGCTCGGTTGCATGATCCGCATCGTGTCGCGGAACGTCGCCCCTTTTTCAATGCGCAGGGGTACACAGGCCGGCGTCATGCGGCTTCTCCTTTGGAGGGATCAAACGTAGGAATAGAAAGCGCTGGGGTCGTTGCGTATAGCGTCGCCGGTGAGAGGGTTGTAGGAGCCCTTGCCCCACGCCTCCATCTCTAACGGGGAAAAGCCACTAACATCCACATCAACCTGACGCGATCCGTGGGGGCCATGCGGGGTGAGAGCCACTCCAGCAAACCGACGGTCTCTACCACGATAGAAAAAAAGGCCTAGAAGCTTGTTTGAGTATCTAAGCACCGGCCACGCAGATTGGTCGCTTATCGTCGACGGACGCCCCGGGAACAGCTCAATTGGCGACGACCAGTCCAATCCTTCCGCATAACTGTCGCCAACATCAGGAGTAAGCAGGTATATATCACCCAAGCTAATAGACTCCGATCCACTCGCGACACTTTGACCAGTGATGCTGTCAGTCCATTGGATAGAACCAGGCCCATTAAGAACCCCGCTCGTAGAAAGCGAGTTGTACAGCGACTCTGAGGACCCGCCGGAAGAAGAGCTCAAGGTGTAGGAAAACGAAATATCTTCGGTCATGCTAAATGAGATGTGATCGCCAGAGATACCTGCCGAGCGCGACATCGTTGACACGATAGAAACTTCGAGCGTTATTAGTTCAAGGGAGCCAGACAATCCATACCACGCTCCAGCAGTTGACCTTGCGCGAAGTGATGCTGAAAACTCTCCGATTAGAACTCTATACACGTGAGGCGCCCACGGATGCCCCGGGTATGGCGGGGGTGGCGGCTCTCCACTGCTTTCATTGAACGGGCCGTCTGGGTCCTCCGGCGTCCCACGCCAAAAGCGGGTATGGGTATTCGGGTCAACATCTGTTCGACTGCTGTCGATAGTCTCGAATTGTATTCGCTCCCAAGGTGCAACCACGGACAGTTCCGCTTGAAAGCTGTTCGCGCCGCTCGCACTCACACGCAACTCAAGCATCCCACCAACACCAATGAATCCACTCCCAGCGGTCTCTTGGTATCTAGCCAGGTAGAGACGGCGTGTTCCGTCGTTATTTACATCCAGAACTTCGAAAGAGATACCGTCCGGCTTGACGGGCAATCCAAGGTCTGACAGAGATATTGCATTGCTACTGACCGTCCCAGAAAACCCTGTAAATCCATCCCGAAACAAACAGCTAGCAGCTATTGTTTCGAGAAAAAAATTGTATTGAACGCTTACGCCGTATCGAATCGTGTAACCACGTATAAATGCAGGCTGTAAGGAAACCCCGCCATAAGCTTCGGACAAATCCGTTCCACGCAAAATCGCTCGGTTTAGCCACTGCTCATCTGGATCATCGGTTTCCACTTCAGGGATAGGCATGCCTACGTCCCAAAGGGCCGTATTATTTGCGAGCCTGACAGGCGGCATCTTCATCGTTCGCCCGCTTGGTAACGTCAATGTCGAATCAACGGCGTTGATTGGCTGTCGTATTAGGCCGTGCCATGGCCACCCCCATACCTGCGGAGCTTCATCGAGCGGGCTATTGGGAAACATCGTTCGCGTACTCCATCACAACTTCTGCGCCTGACGCGTCGGTCATGACGATCTTCTTCACGCTGCGATACCGGAGCCAGGCCAGGCCATCGCTGGTGGGGATTGTCTGCAGTTCGTAGTATTCGCGCTGGCCAGCATCTTCCTCGATCAGGGGGCTCGCAATACCGCCACCCCCGCCGATCTGCTTGCCTGCGGGGTTGTAGTCGGCCCTGCCGCGCGCAGCATCCAGAGCCCCGCGCGGATCGATTTTCCGCAGCGACCGCGCCTGACGCTCCGGCTCGATCAGCCGGTTGAGCGCCGCCGTCAAGCCCTGGTCACCGCGTCGCTCCGCTTCGACCCGCTGGCCGCCGGCGCGGCGGATCGCTTCGTTCCTTGCGCCGATGCCGCGGCGCTCATCTGATAGAGCCATGATCCACCTCCGTTATGCCGGCGCAGGCATGTCAGCGAGTACAAGCATGGTCATCGTCCCAGCGATGGCGTCGTAATACACCCGCGCCCAGGCCTCACCAGCTAGGTCTATGCCTCGGATCTGGAATCCATACTCGCGGGTTGAAGCCCAATTCCTCTGCATCCCGACGATGAACGTCCCACCCGGCAAGTCGACGCCACCCGCGGTCCCGACGAAAAACACTGAATCTGCGTTCCCCTTGACGTGCAAATCAAATTGCCGAGAAGAGGCTGTCTCGATATCGACAGCCCCGATCTCGTTCTCAGGAATGTTATTCAGAGGCGCCTCGACAACAGCGTGCTGCGGCCCAAGCGAGAAATTGCCCGCGCCAGTTATGTGCAGTACTTCGGAGGGAGCGCTTCCACCGCCGCCGCCCTGCTTCACCCAATCCGCCGCAGAGGCCGTGCCCTTGGCAAGGTATTGGTCACCGTTTGTCGTGTTTACGTAATGAGCGCCCACGCTGGGCGGGGCCGAGGGTGGAGCGCCAGCACCGGACAGGACGTGCGTAACAGTTGCCATCAGTTGTTCTCCATGATCAGGTTGTTTCCGGCGCCATCGACGAGAGCCGAACCGCTCGCATCGACCAGGGCTCCTTCGGGAGTGCCGCCCTCAAGGGCCGCGATTCGCGCTTGCAGTGCCATGAGATCGCCGGCCGTGACGGCTGCATAGATCGCCGACCCCGCCGGCCAGTTGCCGTCGGCGGTGGCTTCCTGGGCGCGCTCGATCGTCACCACCCCACCGGCGCGGGCGGTTGCTTTCACGATCTCATGCTGAGCGCCAGCGTCATCCGCCAGCGTCAACAGCACCCAGCTACCGCCGGAGAGAGGCAGCAGCGCGGCGGCGGCATCCGGCACCGTCAGGCTCAACGCGCCAGGCGACAGCCCTACGCTCAGCGTCGTCTTCCAGTTGTTGATCCAGGCTCTCGCCATCGCTACATCTCCAGTACGTCATCAGGTACAGCTACCCGGTAAGTGGCTGCGATCTCCGGCGCATGTTCATCCCGGTAGGTCTCCGGAATGTCTTTTGCTGTCAGCGAGAAGCGCCGCGGGAACAGTTCGGCGCCGGGATCGCGATTGCTCCAGTTGCCTGAGAAACCATCCGCCTCATCGTCATACGCGGGACTGCCGTTGCGGCCTCCGAGCTGAGTCGAGAGTTGGCCGCCACCCGACGGTGGGCTGACGGGATCGGACGAGCCAGCCGGCGGAACAAGGGGATCTGCTGCGCCAGCGCCGCCTCGCATCACCGCGATAGAGATCGTGGTCAGGGCGCTTCCGGATGCGAGGTCGAGCCGGTCGACAATGCGCCGACACTTGCCCACCGCACGCGCGCCCTGATCATCGAGGCGGAGCGTATGCACCAGATCGATCGGCAAGACCATGGATGTCGGAACATCCCAGGTCACGGTCGTGCCACGGTGCGCAGCAATAAGCGTCGTTGCCCCCTGGGCCAACAAACAGTTCAGCGCGGACAAACGCCGGTTGCCATCCTTCTCGTCGTCGTGGCCGGTGCTGCCGCCGGTGATCGGCTCGCTTTCCCAGCGCTCGGCCCTGTCCGACTCGATCTCGAACGATGCACGCTGCCGACCGACAATCGGGCCGGTCGCCGCCACGCTCGGCTGAACTTCCATGACCAGCCGGTAGCGCTCGGTTACGGACTGCACCCATCGCCGGCCAGCAATCCAATTTCCGCCGAGCAGCAATTCTGTGAAGTTGTTGACCCATGCCGCCGGCGGATTGCAGTAGACCCCAGTGGGTGGCAGCGGATACCAAGTTGCATAGAACAACGTCTGGCCGCTGCTTTCGGTCGCCGATGTGATCATCTCGACATCAGGTAACTCGGTGTCGTCGCCGCGCCAATTACAGAACCCCGCCTCGCCGACCGCGCTCCCCGTGCCGGGGTGCTGCCAACCATACGAGGCGTTCAACTGCCAGAGCCGGCTGAATCGGTAGTCGCACTCGATCTCGACCCTGTTCGTCTGCGAACTCAGGTCGGCCAGCTCGACTGCAAGCGTTCCGTACACCGTAGAGCCTGGGCCGAACTCGAAGGCAGGCGCCACAGCAAGCCATGATGTGACGCGGAGAGCACCATATGGCGAGCAGTCCAAGCTCCCGGTGACGCTGGTCAAACGCTCCTGGGCGTAGTCCCACCGCGAGCGTCCATCGACCGGCTCGAACACATCGGCGGACCAGGCACCGCCGACCAGGGCGTCGACGGCCGCAATCTCCATGGCCTCTACACGCTGCTGCAACTGGTCCGTGCAACTGACGTCCAGGACGCGCCGAACAGGATTCCAGGCTGGCTGTGTAACTCTCCCCGTAAACCGTCGCCCCTGACTCAGTTCACCCGCGGTCTCCGTTGCGTAGTCGATGGTTACGGTTCGACCGATCCAGTCCGTAGGGACAACAGGTCCGTCGCCGAGATAGATCGAAAAGGACGCGACGCCAGCCGCCCCCTCTTCACGATCGACCTCGATCTCCCCGGTCAGGAGCGGCGTAACGTCGTCATCGCCAACGCGCACGATTGGGCGCCATGTGAAAGCGTAGCCAGGGATGATCGGCTCAGGACCAGGCACAGCGGAGTGAGCGGCCGAGTTCAGCTCAGCGCTATTGAGCGGTCCACCGTTAAGCATCAGATTTCCTCAGCGACAATTTGCCAGGTCCGGCTGTTGTTCGAAGAATCAAGCGCTTCAGGAGGGATGGATGCGAAGACGTGGAACAGCGGCCACCACTCGACGCGGTAGAGTTGCGCGCCTGGGATCTCCGACACAGTTACCACCTGGCCGACGGACGACACGTCCGTTCTGACCCACTCACGACCGACCAGCGCCAGCCCCCACGGACTGGCATCGGGGCGAACCTCTCCAGGGATTGTGAATACTCGGTCGACGGCAGTGCGGCCGGAAATGCCAAGCGACGCATTGCATCGCAGCTCCAACGGGTTGTCGAAGTCGAGTCCAAGCATCCCCGTGCCGATCCATCCTGAACCGCTGATGGTGATCGCTGTCTTGCGCCAGTGCGTCATCTGTACTGCCGCACCTCCGCTGAGCCTCAATCGCTCGACGCCGCCATCTACAGCTTGGTACTGACACTGAGGGGCGCCGCCGTGTATCACGATCGGTACGCCCCCCAGCATCACGTTCGGAATGATCATTCCCAACTCCATAAAAAAGCCCGCGCTAGGCGGGCTCGGTCATTTTGGGCGTGTCCGCCCGAACTTCGAGGCGGCCTTGCGTATATCTCGGAGCGTGTCGTGTGTCCCGAAAACGGTGAAACCGGCATCGTCTCCGCCCAGGTTGAGGGTCAGCGAACCCAGGTTTTGCATGGCGGCCGGCGGACTCGCCTGCTGAAGCGCCGCGGTCGGAATCTCGGGTATCTCGGGGAGAGTTCGTTGATACCTCTGCGACATCTGCAGCGACTGCACCGCGTTGAAGATGCGCTCTCCTCCGCGCATCATCATCAACTCCGGCCCACGCTCCCCAACCCAAGCCATGCCAGGGGGAGCGCTCTGCGTACCAGTGGCAAACCCGGGTATCTTGGGGGTGATGCTGGGCACGCCCGGCAAGCCCATCTCCGGAGGCGGAACCAGCGTGATAGGTATCACGAGCTGCTCAGCCAGTCCGGCGGCGATGTCGGCGACCTGCTGCTTCAAGGTCTCCGCGCTTTCGAAGTCCATTCCGAACGATACCTCGACGTTTTGCACAGCCGCGATGCGCTCCTCGAGGTCGGCCAGGTTCAGGCGGTTGACGTCATCCGCAGCCTTGGCATTACCAGCCTCGACCTCTGCGGCCTTGTTGGCGATGCGCTCCACCTCCTTGGCCACGCCTTCGAAGCCGTAGCTGTTCGCGCCAGCGTCCTTCAGTTGCTGAAGGATCTGAAGCGCGCGGCGCGCCTCCTCGATCGCCTTTTGGTTGTTGCCAGCGGTCAGGGCGTTGCGAGCCGAGGCCTGGGCCGCAGTGGCATCACCGAAGGTCTGCGTTCCGGAGGTGGGCGTCGCCTGGATGCCCTTCACCAGATCGGCAAACTCCTTGCGGACATCTGCCTGGCGCGAAAGCGCGTCGTTGAGGTTCTTGGTGGACTGCTCAAGGAGGGCCTTGGTCCGCACAACCTCAGATTGGAGGTCGGCGACATTCTGATCCCGAGCCCGCTTCAGAGCATCGTTCTGTCGCTTCACGATCTGCTCTTGGCGCGCCTTCTCGGCGGCGAGGGTGGCTGTGAGGCTGCCCTCCCCCTTTTTCACCAGCGTATTCGCCGTGTTGATGTTCTTGGCAACATCGTTCAACTGGTTCGCAACCCAGTCGACGACGCCTGTTTCCTTCGCGCGACGTCCCCAGTATTTCTGGGTTTCGGAAAAGATCCGGTTCAGCCCCGCACCAATCTCCGGGGCAAATGACGCCATCTCCTCGCGGAGCTTCGGCAGTTCCTTCCGCAGCGCGATAACGATCTGCTCCGAGGTGAGCTCACCGGCGGCAGCCATCTCGCGAAGCCGGCCGACAGTCACCCCGAAGGAGTCCGCCAGGGCGCCAGCAATGCGATCCGAGGACTCCAGAACGGTATTGAACTCTTCGCCCCGCAGAACACCACTGGCGATGGCCTGGGAGAACTGGGTAATGACCGAGGCCGACTCCTCGGCAGATGCCCCACCGATTTTCAGGCCGAGCGACACCGCCTCTACGGTTTCGAGGGCGGCTCGCTGATCCATGCCCGCATCCCGAAGCGGGCGCTGCAACCGCGAATAAAGGCCGATGAGGTCGCCGACATCGCCCTGGACATCATCAGCGATACGGTCGAGTTCGATCTGCGCGGTGTTGAACTCTTCCTGCGAGCGGGTTGCCAGGCGAAGCCTGGAATCAAGCCGGCCAACAGTGTCGGCCCCGTTCGCAAGCTTCGCCGTTGCAGCGCCTACCGCGGCGGCGAGACCTGCAACCGCCAGTGCCGGGCCGCTCCCGCGGAGAGAGCCGATGCTCGACAGCCGCGAGCCGGCACCAAGCGAGTTGAGTTCGCTCTTGGTCTCCGCGATCTGCTTCTTGAGCGCCCGCTGCGCAACGGCAAGCTCCCTTGTGGATAGCGTTCCGCTGGACCGAAGCAAGCGATATTGCTGGTTCAACTGCCCGATGGCAGCCTGCAGTTCGCGCACCCTGGCTACTCCCAGGGTGCTACGCGCTTGCTCCAAGTTGTAGCGGCGCTGCTCGATCGCGCTCTGCTTGATCGCTGCGGCCTGTTGCCGGAGGCTGGTGGTGGCCGCATCATTCCGGCCAGCCTGGAGGTTTCGATCCAGCTCCCGCTGGAGCCGCTGCCGTTCGGATGTCAGGCTCCTCGTATCCAGCTCGGCCTGCTTCAACTCCCGGCGCATCGCGGAAAGCCGAGCTATCTGGACCGTCTCTGCCCGCTCCAGGCTTCGCAAGTCCGAAATGGAGTCCCGGTAAGCCTGCTGCAATTCGCGGCTCGGCCTGATCGTCGATGCCAGTTCGTTGCCGAGCGTGCGGATCTGCTCGCGCGCCGAGCGCGCCTGGCGTTGCGTGTCCTCAAGGGTGCTTTCGAGAGCAGTGAAATCGTTTAAACGCTTGAGAGGTTGCGCGACTTGCCTGACCAGTTCGGCATATTCCTTGCGGAAACCTGACACCTCGCGCAGCGCATCATCGAGGTCAGCAGTCAGCCGGATCTTTACGTCAGCCATTTCATTCAGCCTTCAGCGCGGTCAAGAACAGCGACCAGGGATATTCAAGGACTTGGTGATGCCCAAGCCTCACCAGAACGCAAATGGCGCGCTCCAAACTCCTCAAGGCTTGTCGCGGAGTTTCGTGAGACGGCCCAGCATTCCGAAAAAATGCGGGTTCACCTCTTTGCATGCATCCAGCAACTTGGCGAGTTGGCTCGGCCGGAGATCGTTAATTTGGCTCTCCGTAACCGATGTCATCAGGCAAAGATCGGACAGCCTGATATCTTCGAAGAGGACATTGCTGACGAGGTCTTGATCACTGACCTCCTGCATTAGCTTCCGAACATCCGAAACACTCAGTTCGCGGACGATCACTTCCACCTCGCCAACTTTCACAACCTTGCTTGCGGTCATCTCGGACATTTCAATCCTCCAGAAAGCACAAACCCCGCCGAAGCGGGGCTGGTTAGAATTTTGGGGTCAGTTCTTATGGCCCGACTGATAGGAGCCTCGCACACATCCATCTCGGTCAAAAGAAACCGTAGTCTGGTCAACATACTTGTCATTCCAGTAGGTGACAGCACCCGCGCCGGCGGTACTGCCGTTGCGGTTCACCTTCCCGTAGATGCTTTCCACGTCCTCCCTGGACATTCCAGGAACGACCTTGCCCTGGACCTTGGCCTTGCGAAGGTCACGCTCAGAGAGTCCTGTGGAACACGTAGGGCTTGGCGACGAACCACCGACGACGATCACTCCGCTGCCAACCTGGTGACTACCTCTATAGGTACGACCTGATGGCTGCTTGGGCTTGGCCATGACAGCCGAGGCACCTGACCCGCTTGGGCGCTGGTTGGTGGCAGAAACCACATCGTTCAGCGATTGGTTGTCAGGGCAATTCTGCTGGGTAAAAGTGACTTTTCCGTCAGGGCCGACGCACTTAAAGACCGTCGCCCCACTGGCAGAACTGACCGCAAGAATCAAGGCGAGAACGGGAAAAATCCGTGTCATAAGCGACTCTCCATTGGAACCGCTTCACACTTTAGCATCAACAGGCCATTACCAAGAACACAAGCCGGCGATCAGGTTGGTTTCTTGGCGCACTTAGGGTCTTTAGGATCTTTCTCAGTGCAGTTCCAGCCAGACGGCTTGAACGTCACCCGCCAAGCAGCCTTGTCCAGCTCTTCACCACCGAAGAAACCAGAGTCGTAATACTCCCCCGCCGGGGCAGGCACCGCGGGTGCGCTCCCATTGGATACGAATCGCACACACCCAGACTCCATAGAGCCTTTCCACGCTCCAACTGGATGGATGTTTTTATACTTATTTTCCTTAAGCAAAACAGTCTTACCAGAATCAGTGCGGACGATATATCCGTCAGTCCACCCTCCACTTTCTGCACAGACTTCGACAGTTGTCTTTTTTGACAGCGCATAGGACCTGGCAAATTCCAGGTGCTGGAGAAAAACTTCTTTGCCGGCTAGATGGTTGTTCCCCTCCTGCATAGCCTTAAAGCTCGGAACGGCCATGAATGCCAAAACGGCCAAGAGTACGACCACAACCATCAACTCGATAAGGGAAAATCCGCGCGACCTAGAGTACATTTCAACCCCTCCCTAAATGCCGCCACTGTAGCACCACGCGGGCGAGCCCACATCCGGCGTCCCTGCCGGGCATGAACGGCGTCACACCGTCGCCAGTTCCTTCTTGATGTTGAAGTACTTCGACTTTCCAGCACCGACCTTGGTTGGGTCCATCAGCACCTTGGCAGTGGCCTCGGCGGCCAGGAAGTCTTCGGTGTTGATCCAATCCTGCTGGCTCGACGGGTTTAAGCGGCAGAGGAAGTAGCGCGCCTGGATGCGCCGCTGGGTACCAGCGGCGTTCTCGCCCTCGAAGAGGAACTCGAACGTCTTGCCGCTGTTGGTCAGCGCCTCGATCACATCGACGGTGGCGGACTTGTAGGTCACCTTGATCGGTGTGGCCGCAGAGATCGCACCCCCTTCAACGATTTCGAGGCCAGCTCCGGTCATGTTCCAGTCGTCGAACTCTTCGTAGGTAGTGGTGCCGTCATCGCTCTTCACGCTGGTGATCTCCAGCGGCATGAAGTCGAGCGCGATCGTGCCTCCCGGAACGGCGGTGTGCGCTTCGTCGGTGTGGGTGGCAGAGGGAACGTTGGTGGCGTCGCCCCACATCAGGGCCGCCAGCATCGAGGTATGCAGTTCGCGGAAGTTGATCCCCAGGCCGACCGAGGAGATGCGCGATACCGAGTCGTACTCGCCGCCCTGCGGAGTGGTGGTGTCGGGTAGCGTGATCTCACTGCTCTCGATGGTCTGCTGAATGGTGGATACCAGACCTACCTTCTTGAAAGGCCCTGTAGTCCCTGCCTCGCGTGCCTTAAGCCAGCCGCCGATCACGTACGTCTCTTTCTCGATAGCCATATCAGGCCTCCTTCTTGATCACGCCTTCGCGGCGCAGGAATTCAACCTGGTCAGGGCTGACGTTGATCTTTTCGCCGGCCGCCTTCTCCTCGCCCTGGTGCCAATGCACCGTGGCCAGGGTGACCTCGACGGCTTTGTTCAGTGCAGCCGGAGGCGCGGCGTCGACCGTGGCCGGCACCTGGGGATCGCTCTTCATGGGTTACCCCTCGATGATGGTTTTCAGATAGACAGGGATTCGAATCACGGCAGCGGCCACTCCATCACCCGGCGGGTACGGCTCAGGCGCCCCCAACGTCAGCCCGGTAATGCCGCGCTCTCGGGGCAGCCAGCGCAGGAAATGCCCCTTGGGGGCAGGCATCAGGCACGCCAAAAGGTCTAGCTGTAGGTCCTCCAGAGCCTCCTCATAGTGGTCATACCCACCTTGCACCGCGCCTACCACGTCGAAGCCGCGATGGAAGCGAACGGCGGCATCAAGATGCTCCGGCGGCTGCTCCTTGCCGGGCTGGACGACAATCAGCGGAAAGCCCTCGTGCCGTTCCTTGACCAGTTCGTTAAACCACCCGGAGAGCACACGAGTGCCAGCGTCTGTCCGGTATCCCTGGTTTGGCGTGATGGTTTGCAGGCGCGCCAGCAAGGCCAAGCGGCCGATCGTGAGCACGTTCGGCTTCATGCTTCCTCCTCGATCGTTGCTGCCGTCAGCAACCAACCGTCGTTCGCAATGAGCTTTTCCACGAGATAGCGCGACGACCCGATGACGAAGAGGTCGCCACGCGATGCCGTGGGAACGTCCTTCGCCAGCCAACTGATCCCAACCTTGTCCGTGATGAAAACCCCATCAGGTCCCTCGTAGGTGAGGTTTCGGTCGACCTGCAGCGGTATCCCCCTGATCGGGGGACGACCGATGCCGCGGAACTCGCCCACGGCATCAGATAACCGCTGTTGCCCACGTTCGTGGAGCCGTTGGATCAGCCGGCCAAAACGGCCCGGCGCGCTCATTGCTGGATCAGCATCGCCGACGCGAAGCCGTCAACGGTGGGCTCGGTGATCTTGCCGAACGCCACCGAGTCGGCAGTGGCAGCAGCTACCAGTTCCCCATCGAGCACGCTGCACTTGGCACCCTGGGTCAGGCCAGCGGCAGCAGGCAGGCTCCAGACGCCGCCAGTTTTTCCGGCGAACGGCTCGCCCGCGGCGGCATCTACCAGCGGCACCACCACCAGGTCTCCGATCACCGCCGGCACGCCAGATTGAACGCCGCCAGCAGGCGCGATGAGAGTCAGGACGTTGCCGTCCTCCACATAGTTCTTCGCCATGGTTGATTCTCCTAATGGCAGAAACAGAAAGCCCCGCTAGATGCGGGGCTCGGGAGTTGGCACCGATCAGGCGCCGTTGGATTTCTGCAGGCCACGGAAGTCCAGCGGCGCCACGCCGGCGTCGATGCGGACCTTGCTGGCCACGCCGTCGACAGTGAAGCCTTCCTGTTGCTCCAGGTACGGAGTATCGACGCCGTCCAGGTAGGCCACCTCGATGGTGTCAGAGCCTTTCTTGGCAGCCATGTACCAGGCGGTCGCCGAGGAATCGTCCAGGCGCGGCTCGCCGATCACCTGCGCGAATGCGCGAATCGGGTTGACGATGCCGCTATTGACGTCGGCGCCCGGCACGGACTCGGAGTTGATGATCTGGTTGGCCTTGTCCTCGAGTGCCACCGGAGTCAGAACGAAGCCCGGACGGATGTTCAGGGTGCGCCCCTTGCCCTTCTCTACCTGGGCTTTCTGGGTGGCCATCTGGGTCTTGGCCTTGCTCAGGCTGTCGATGGAAAGCGCCGAAGCCGCGCCAGTGAGCAGGTTGCTGTGGTCGGCATGGAACAGAGCCTTGCCATCGCTCATCGCCGGGTTACCGGTCAGAACCGCATAGACCAGGTCGCCGATGGTGGCCTTGGCAGCCTGGCCCAGCTTGAACGGGATATCCGAGAGCATCTGCAGGTCGTCGTTGATGATCGCCTGACGAGTGATGCTGAACAGCTCTCCGTAGGTGGCCAGGATGATCTGCTCGCCGCGCTCGCCGAGGGTGACGTACTTGTACTCGGCGCCCTCACGCACCTGACGCAGCGAGGAAAACTCGCCCAGCCCGACGCGGCGCGCCGGCTTGAAGTCAGTGAGAATGCCGGACTTGGTCCACAGCGGGAAGGTTTCTTCGGCCTCTTCCCAGCCAGCCAGCACCGACTTGTTGGCGACATCCAGAAGGATCAGGCCGAAGTCGCTGGAAGTGTGGGTGAAAGCCAAGCCGACCATTTGCGGCGCGTTGAGCGAGGCCACACCGATCCCACGATCGACCAGCGAGGCGCGGGCCAGTTCGCGGAGCGTCATGCCGTTGTACGCGTTGTCAGCCTGGCGCTCGCCTCGACCGATGCGGGCCAGCACGCTCGCGCGCACCGAGTCACCCACCAGGTTGCCGTTGCCGGCATGGATGTGGGCCCCGCCACTCAGGGCGGCAGCCGGCTGGGTGTCGGCGCCAATGGCAGCCAGCAGCTTCTCGCGCGCCTGGTCGACGGTGATGTTCATGTCGTTCAGGCAGGTGGCGAGCAGTTCGGCGTGCCCGGTGGAAAACGCGCCGAAGGCAGCAGTGATTGCGCTGCGGCGACCAGATTCCTCGGCGAGGATGCGGGCGCGAATATCTGCCTCGGTTGGGGCAGCGGCCGCGGGAGCCGCCGGCGCGGCCGGTGCCGGAGTCGGCGCGGGAGTGTTGGTCGGCGCGGCGGGGGTCTGGGCGCGCGGGGCCAGTAGAGTTTTCAGAGCTTCGGGCATGTGGGCGAACTCCTGCATGCGTTTGGAGGAAAGGTGAGCGGCCGCTTGCAGCGGCTCAGTGAGCTGGTCGGCGAAACCGGCAGCGACGGCCTCTCGGCCATTCATCCAGGTCTCCTCCTTGAGGAGCGCCTTGATGTCGTCGGCGGACTTCCCGGTCTTGTTGGCGTAGGCCATGACCAGGGTGTCCTCGACCTTGTCGAGCAGTTCGGCATAGCGGCGCATGTCGTCCGCATCGCCGCCCTGGATGCCCCAGGGCTTATGCACCATCATCATGGCGTTCTCGGGCATGTAGATGGTGTCGCCGGCCATGGCGATGACCGAGGCCATCGAGGCCGCCAAGCCATCGATGTACACGTCGACGCTGGCCGGGTGGTTGCGCAGCAGGTTATAGATCGCCGTCCCCTCGAAGACGTCGCCGCCCGGGGAGTGGATGTGCAGGTTGATCTTGGTCAGGTCGCCCATTGCCTTGAGGTCTCGAGCGAACTGCAGCGCGGTGATGCCCCAGACGCCGATCTCGTCGTACAACAGCACCTCGGCGACGCCGCGACCGGCAGCCTTAATGCTGTACCAGGACTCATGCGGGGCGTTGGCCTCAGTCAACGCCGCCGCCATCGGCAGCATCAGGATTTTATGGATCAGGGTTTGATGGCTGCCCATCGGCGCCTCCATTGTTGCTCTCGTTGGGGAAATCCGGCCCAGGCACGGGTAGGCCGGCACCGTATCTGTTGACGAGCTCGCGAGCCTCGTCGGCGGTAAGCATCTTCCCGACGCCCAGGTACACCTTCTGCACCGCCTCAACCGGGTCCATCCCGGACTTGACCAGTTGGTGGTAGGCATCCGAACTGAAGACCAGGCCGGCTGCCCGGTTCGCCTTGATCTCCGTCTCACGCGACTTCTTCAGCTCGCGCGGATCTCGACCACGAGCGCGGGCAACTTCCGCCTCATCGGCGAAGCCGGCCTTGACCAGCAACTCCCATGCGTTGGCCTCATGCATCGGGTTAATCCATGGCATGACCGGCCCCTGGTAGACCGCCGCGTAGAGAGTGCGGTGATCAACGTCGGCGGGCAGGCGCTCCTTCCGAGCCAACAGGTACATCTGCAGCCAGGACCGGTAGACAGGCCGGCACCAGTAGTCGATGAACTCGTGCTGCAACAGGTCGTAGCCCAGCCAGCCCTCGACCAGTTCCTGGCGCTGTGCCGAGTAGGTGCCGTCGTAGGCCCTGGACACCGAGGAGTAGGTGCTGCGAGTGCCAGCGCCGATCATCCGCAGTTGGCCGTTGCGGAAACCTTCAAGGAAGGGGTTCGGCCGGTTGCTCTCGATCATCCCGACGTCTTCACCTGGCTCGAGGTCGTCGAAGACCATGCCGGGGGCGATGGGGATCGTTCGGTTCTTCCGGTCCTTCCCGGGCTCCACCGTGTAGCTGTCGGGGTTGCCCTTCTTGATATACATCGCCAGGGCAGCACTGATGCGCGCCGCCACCCGCTCGCTCTCCTCGTAGTCCTTCAAGTCGGCAAGGCGGATCAGCACTGCGTGCAACATCGGCACGCCTCGGTTCTGGCCGATCCGCTTGCGGTAGGCGATGTGGATGATCCGTTCCGCTTCGACGCGCTTCACCGCCAGGCTGCCGCCCAGCGTCTGCAGGTTGCCGGGGTGATCCTTGAGCAGGTGATAGGCCCTTTTCCGGCGCCAGGTGTCACGCTCGATACCCTGGACAATGCCTTTCGACAGGTTGTTGTAGCTGAAGGGCAAGTAGTCGGGCTCCAGCAGCTCCAGGGCAAAAGGCACCGACGTGGCAAACGTGTAGTTCGGGACTCGTCCCATCAACTTCTGCGCCAAGCCCTCGCCATCGCGCAACCAAGTGCGGCACATCAGCCGCTCTACCTGGGGCCGCGTCAGCTCACCAGAGGTCTCCGGCGAGAGTGACCACTCGGCCCACGCACTGCGGATTTCCATGGCCAACTCGGCATGCACCGAGCCATCCAGGCGCAGCGGCAGCGGTTCCACGCCGATGCCACTACCGCCCACCACCCTCTCCTCGAGGCGATCGAGCAAGCCGGTAACCAGATCGTGATCTTCGTCCAGTTTCCGGCACTGCTCTCGCATGGAGACCGCAGACTTCTGTAGCGAGGTGTCGGCGCCCAGCGGTTGACGCTTGGCCTTGTGGGTTCGCCCTGGCCTGGCAGCCTCATACGCCTGGATTGCCTCGCGGGCGGCCAGGCGCCGAGCCACCAGGTCGGGGGCCCAGGGTTTCAGTAGACGATCGATCAGGTTCATCAGCAGAACTCCGCCAGCGCCGGGCCTGGTCGGCGACCGGCGGCGCGGTCCCGATCTGCCGCCGCGCGGCGCTCCCACTCCCGGCGTCCGGCGCGGATCTTCTCAATATCCTCCATGGTGTGGGTGCGTCCGTTGAAGATCACCGTCCGCCCTTCGAGCACGGCGGCCTCGGCCTCCAGGTATTTGTCGAGCATCTGCTGCGCTGTCAGAGCCATGGTCCGCTTCCAGTGTTGAGCCAGCCCCGAGAGGTGCTGGCATGGTTTTCGTTCGAGGGTTGCTGTTGGGCGACCTGCTCCGGCACGGGATCAACGCGCGCGCGCTCAAGTTGGTCGAGGTCGAGGCCGAAGCGCTGCTGGCTGATGCGCAGCGCGGCAAGGGCGTACACGAAGCAATCCAGCGCCTCATTGCGGCGCCCGCCGGAGTCCCATCGCAGGACGCGAACACCCTTCGCCATCACCGGCTTCTTCTTCTCGGCGGTGATCTGCTTCACTTCGTCCTCGTCGCAGATGTCGCTGTCGATCGGGAAGTGCACACAGCCGGGCGTCGGTTGCCACGGGATGGGAACATCAATGCGCAGGCGGCTGTAGATCAGTTCCTTCGCATTGTCGGTACCCAGTTCGGTCTTGTAGACCTTGCGCTTGCGCCGCTTCGGGAAGTTGGCGATTGGCTTGCCGTATGTGCTCGCCCCGAAAGTCGGAACCACCCAGTGCACGCCATGCTTGACGCTCTCGGCCTCTACCTCATCGGCATAGTGGCCGCCGGCATCCCAGCACCAACGCTCGACACGCATTGGAACGCCGTCAGCCCGAGTGAACTGCCGGTGAATTTCCAAGCCGACCTTACGCCGCAACTCCTCACTGGCCGGATCGCCGGTCAGAATGAAACGGTGAACAAGCCATGCCTCCTCGCCAAGACCGAAAGCCCAAACGCGGCCCTCGTAGCGGTCGTCCTGGGTGTCGATTCCACCCATCAGGACAAGCGCTTGCGGCGGCACCTTCGGGTAGTTCTCGCGGCGGGCATAGAGCGTCTGCCACTCCACGCGGTCGCCCTGCTCCTCTTCCCACACCTCGCCGCGCGTGGTGTTGATGAAGGTAATCAGCTTCTCGCGGTCGCCCTTGACCTTGAGCCACTCGTCAACCAACGACACCCAGGTCGTCCAGGTGCTGTAGATCGCCCAGCAGTAGAAGCTGACCGAGCGCGGCGTGCGGATCGGCTCGTTGTCTGGGCCGAACCAGTCGATGCTGTCGCGCGTCCAGATGCCGGTCTCGTCGCAGATCCAGCGGCCTTTAGCCTGGGCCACCACCATGTCGCGGTGTTCAAAACAGGCTGCACAGTGCTCGCAGACGTACCAGGCGCGCTCGGCCTCACCCAGCTCGTTCTTTTCCCACTTCAGGCCGAACTCACAATCCTTTCCGCCAAACTTCAGGTGCTGTTCCCGCTGACAGTGAGGGCAAGCAATATGCAGGCGCAGCCGGTGCGGAGACTCTTCCGCCGCCTTAGTAATCTGGCAACTGCCAGCGACCCCAGGCGTAGACCCCCGGATAGACTTCGGGTAGACCGCACCGTCCAGGCGCTTGTCACCTAGGAATGTCGGCGAGCCTTCGCCCTCGACGTCGGCGTCGAACTTCGACAGTTCGTCGTAGATCACCTCGTCGGGCGACTTCTCCCGGTAGTTCCGGGAGGCCTTGCCACCGCGGATCCAGAGGTTGCGGCGGTTCGCGAACACCTTGTTGTCCAAGGTGTTGTCGCTGTGCTTCCGACCGAACCAGGGCGCCAGTTCCAGCATGACCGGCACGTCGCGGATCAGGCCATTGACGTGGCTCTTGCTGATGTCCTCGGCGTCCGGGTCGGTCGGACTCCACATCATCACGTTGCGGCGCTTGTGCTGGATCTTGTAGCCGATGTTGGCCAGCAACAGCTTCGTGTAACCGATCCGAGCCGACTTCACGAAGTTGACCACTCGAATCAGGTCGTTGCCCATCGCGTTCAGGATCGCGATCTGGAAGGGTGCGGTCTTCCAGCGGCCCTCGTTGTAAGAGGACTCGGCCGACATGTAGAAATGCTTGTCGGCCCACTCCACCGCCGTCATCGGCGGCTCTTTGAACATTCCCTGCAAACCCAGCTTGACCGCAGTGCGCAGATCACTGATCCAGGGTTGCAAGGTACTCATCAAGGATTCCCGGGATGTCGTCGCTGAACTCAGCGGAAAGGTTTCGCGCCAAGGCGATCTCCCGCTCGAAGGACTCCATCACCAAGGGATCAGCATCCGGGTGGCGGCGACTGACCGTTTTGCAGACGGTCTCCAGCGCCGAGCCAATCTTGGCGGCGATCTTCGCCAAGGCGAAAGTGGCGAACGGGACCGGGACCAGGAGCTTGTCCTGGATCTGGTTCTTCTGCTCTTGGGCGTAGGCCTGGGCCTTGGTGAGCCGGAGTCGCTCCTGTGTCAGCTTGGCTTCAGCGTAGGGATCGAGACCTTCCGGTAGCTCCCCCTCAGGTTGTTGTTTCCGAGCGGCGTGCTGGATGCGGTTTTCGACCACATCCGCCACCGTGTAGAAGGCCTCTCGACCTATTCGCTCGATTGGTTGAACGCCCCATTTATCAAAGGCTTGCGGAGAAATCCCGAGGCTCGCGGCCATCTCGGACTTGTTCAACCATCCGCGCTGTTTGGTTGTTTCGTTTTTGCTCATGACTAAACAACAACCAACCTCCGAAAAATGGTCATACATATTTGGCGCGCGGGGCTCGAATTACCCTCTGACGGGGGCACCCCCGGGAGGACCCGCGACGCACCACTTTGGTGCATTCATCAGCGCCTCGCAGCGAACCGAGCAGCAACGCCGCGCATCGCCTCCTCGAACTCACGCGGCAGGTTCTCGTCGGCGTACTGCTGCGCGATCTCGAAGAAGCTCAGCCGGCGGCGATACGAAGGGCGTGACACGAAGGCCATGATGATCGAGACGGCATCCCGGCCTCGGCCTGTGCGCTCAGCAATACCTATAGGCTGGCCCTTGCGTGTCATGACGAAGTAGCGGCGAGCATTACCCTTCGCTCTGCTCCGTCTGCTATCGGTGGCGTTCGCGTTGTACCCGGCTTGGCTGAAGCCGCGAATGCCGCTCAATGCTCTGGTGACCTGTCCGCGCTTGATGTTCCCGTAGCGATCAAGATCAGCACCGGCACCAGGCACCACGTACTTACCTTCGGGCAGGATCCCCTTGGCCCTGAGCTGAAGCTCGGCCGGCTTGTTCCGACGAGGCCCACCGTAGACCTCGGGGGCAATCCACACCGATGCAGGCTGGGCACCGTCCGCTTCGTCCTTGAACCAAACCCGCGCTTCGAGCCGGTCTTTCCTGGCTGGCACCATGCGCAGGCTGTTCAGGGTGTACGGGGTCGGGCGGTCGAACACGACACGCATCTCGTCGCGCAATCGATCCATCAGGCCTTGCGCGGTCCGCGTAAGCGCAGTGGCTGTCGCGTAAGGAATCTGCCGCTGCTCAAGCTCAGTCAGGTCGGCGAGCTGCTGCTGGAACCCTTCTGGCTTGATGCTGATCATCTTCGGCAATACCTGGGCAGGCCGGCGATATGCTTACGCAACGCCGCGATCATCAGTTCGCGCCGCTCGACTCCGGCTCGGAGATCAGAAACAACCTGTCCATCAGCGGCAGCAAGGACGGCTCTTCCTGCATCAGCGCTGCCGGAGGCTCCGGGAGCCTGGTGCACTCCGTCTGCGGGACAGCGGGCTTTGACGTACACGACGCGAGCACCAGTGCCGATAGCATCGCGGCGCAATTGGTTTTCTTCATGGGAGGCCTGCAGTGCTGCTTGGTAGGTTCGAGCCAGGGCATCGGTCTGGACCTGCGCCTGGATGTCGCGCTGGGCCTGCTGGGCCATCGCGGTGATCGTCTCGGCGGATTGCTCGACAGCGGCCTGGAGGTCGTCACGCTGAGCGGTCACATGGTCCAGACGCCAGAGCACCAGCGCGGCGACCAGGGTGACCACCAACCATGGCCGCCAGGTCACTGGTCGATCCTCCGACCAACCTTGAACATGAACGTCGGCTCTTGATCGAGCATCGAGTTGACGATGCCTTCGATGACCGAGAGCAGGGAGACGACCATCTCAAGCGGCGCCCACTTGGCGAACGCCAGCGGGCAATCGCTATCGACATCCCCCAGCCACATCGGAATGCCGTAATAGCTCCCATGGTGCGAAACGCCGAGCTGTCGAGCTTCGGCTTTCGTCGTGAACCCGAGCATCATTCCCCCTTGAGCGCAGCACGCGCCCATTCGAGCCGGGCGTTGCGATCCTCGGCCCCGGTGAACGATCCGTTTATGCGGAGGGTGATTTTTTCAAAGCGACCTTGATCAGCCAGATCGTTTAAACCCCGCGACTGCCAGAACCACCCCGCGGCGATTGCTGCCCAGGTCCGTTGCTCAAGCAACTCCGGTTGCGCCACCAGTGGCAGCGCCAGGGCGCGGGCGGCTTCGGCGTAGTTGTCGTGGCCGGTGATCATGATCAGGCCACGACCACGGTATCGATACCCATCGCCCGTATCCGGCGACCCATTGCCCATCCTGTTGGCATAGACGCGGTTCGCGATGCGCTCTGGCTTGCGGGCGTACTGCTTCGCCTCGGCCGGCGTAAAACGCGTCGGCCAGGTCTTGAGCAGCCCCTCGGCGGAGTAGTTCAGGTTCTCGACCAGGCGCTTGAGGCTCTGGCTTTCGTGCCCGACCTGAGCCAGGAACATCGCCACACGCTCGGGCGTGTTGATCTCGAACCGAGCCATGGCACCGTTGAGGTGCTCCAGCCAGGTCGTTGCGGTAGCAGCACCGCATCCGGTAGCGCGGTCGAGTTGATCGGCGGTGATCTTCATTCGCCAGCCCCCCGGCGCGGAAACTTCCAGTCGGCGATCCGATCAGCGAACTCGGCGATCTTCTTCACCCCTAGGAAGCCGGTGAACACCCCAGCAGCGGTAGCCATGTTCTGTGGAAGGCCAAACCACTCAAGGACAGGAATCAGGCCCAAGGTGATCAGGGTGCAGAGCGTTGCCTCGAGCAGCGCCTGGCGCCGCGTTCCACCGCCGTAGATCACCCGGGTCAGCGCGACCACAAAGGACAGGCCGGCGGCGTACAACTGTGGATAGTGCGCAGACAGCCACGCAAGCAGCGCAGCCCAGGTCTCAGGGCGTTCTGGCATTTTCATAGTCTCTGCCCCTCGCAGGGGTTCTAAAACGACGAAGCCCGCTCAATGGCGGGCTTTCGTTCGTCGGGTGGGTTCCGGGCAGATCAGGCGTGAAACAGCTGCAACTGCCCTTCGCGCTCGATCTCGATGATCTTCTGTTCGATGACCGGTGCCCTGATCTGCCATCGACGCAGGGTCTTGCCGGCCAGGCTGGCAATCCCTCGCTCCTGTCGGTACTCCGCCATCAGCTCGTTGCGCATGGTGTTGAAGTCCATTGAGCGTTTGAACAACTGCTCGGCCATCCAGTTGAAGGCATGGATGAAAGCTTCTTTCCAGGCAGCTGCGGCTTTACCCCTAAAGCCCATCACAAGGAACATGAAGCCGTCCTTGGTCATGTCGAAGCTTCGACTCTTGATCGGTTCTCCGCCGCTCGGATTTTCCCGCCACATGACCGTCTCCTCAAAATTGAGGAGACGGAAACCAGCCGAGCAATCCAAGTTGTCGATAGCCCGAAGGACGTTGTCGTGCCGCTTTCCGAAGCGTTCGGCCACCTTCAGCGATGTCGTTACGACCTGGCCGTCATTGACCATTACCAGGTCACGCAGGCTGGCCTCATCAAGATCAATTTCACTCATCTGATCCACTCCACTCACCTGGAAAAAGGAGCGCAGCGGGGCGGATGGATGAGCGGACATCCGCCGTTCGGCTGTACGGGCCTAGCTGCGTGTTGGCTTGCCTTGCGGCGGAAACGAAAAAGCCCAGCTCGAAGGCTGGGCTCTGAAATAGGTGCAGGTGGATAGGGGCCACTACCCCGTGCGCATCCTGCGCTCCACCTGCATTGATTGGATATCGCAAAGGGTGAAGGCCTTGCGGGTCGGTAACCCGTCACTTTGCTTACAGCCCGATGTGGCAGGCGAGACTGCCGTCTACCGAGTTTCGACCTTCAAATGAAAAAGCCCGGAGCGGGGGCAACCGGGCTTCCCGTCCATCTCGCTGAAAGCCAAGGAAGGAAAGCATCGAGTTAGACGGGGGACTGATGATGCCGCGCAAAACCCGGCGGCGCAATAAAAAACCCGGCACCAGGGCCGGGTTTCGGAGTCGATCTAGCTTAGCGCGCACGTATCAACAGATGTGGTTACGTTACGCTCAGTCGATCACATTCGTCAAGCCGCATCGAGCAACTTCTCGCGGTCAAGGATCTCGGTTACATGCACCAACGCCTCTTCCTCGAAACGATCAAGCTGTTTCCGAATATCCCTGCGCCAGCGGTTTCGAGTTGAGTCCGGTCGCGCGTCCTCATCCCAGTTGTTCATGTCGTACCACTTCTTGGGGAGCATCGGGATAGCGGTTGATCGCTTTCCGTCCTTGCCCTTCATCATCGGGATAGCCCAGGTCGCTACAGCACGCTCCAGAAACCGAGAAGGCGCAGGCGAATGCACCCTGCTCGCCAGTCGCTCGATGGCCTGCCCACGCCGATCAAAGTGCGTCGAGTAGCGAGCATGCAGCACGTCCCACTCGCCCGGCGAAAGCTCCCGGTGCAGCAGGGCGTGCAGAATGCAATCGAACTCGAACTGATCTTGAGCAGAAAGCAGCGCCCGAAAGCCGCCGTCGACCTTTCGATCAATCAGCCTGTTCCAGTTCATCCTGGCGGTGTTGTCGATGGCATCGGCCGCCAGGACGCGAACGATCGCCGGCATCACGTCGCGGTAGACCCCAGTCATGCAGCCCCCTTCGGCGTGCCGTTCAGGCCAAACAGATCGCGCAGCAGCGTTTCCACCGCCGCGCCCTTCGCATTGCCGTCCAGCAACCAGAGCCGGCCATAGTCGTGAAAACCCAGAGTGCCGCGGTCACCGTGCCAGTTGGCGATCATGACCAACAGCGCAGCCAAGGCAGCAGCACCGCCCACCTTGACCTGCGCCAACTCCTGGCCGACCACCTTGAGAAACTCCCGCTCCAGCCTGGTCATGACCTTGCGGGGTGCCATCGGTTGTACGTTGCTCATGCGGCCTTCCCCTTTTTCTTGCCGTGCTTGTTGGCGAAGTAGCTACGCCCCATCTCGATCTCCTCTTGGCTCATCTCGCGTGAGCCGGCGAAGTTGACGAATCGTCCGTACATGCCCTGCTGCTGGAGCAGGCACATGCCCGGCGGCGCGTGTCGGCACTTGGTCATCAGGATCTCGGTGATGCCGTTCTGGCCGGCCTCGCTGTCCATGTCCCGGTGGACCATCAGGATGCAACTGGCGTCAGCCTCAATCTCCCCCGAATCGCGCAGGTCACTCGACTGCGGGCGCTTCCCGGGCCGCTTGGTCGAGTCGCGGTTGAGCTGCGCCAGTTCGATGACCGGCACGCCGAGCTCCTTGGCTAGCCGCAGCAGAGCCTTGTTGGTCCTGCCCACCTCCTCGCTGCGCGTGCGCCCCTTCGCCTCCGGCGGAATCAGGCCCAAGTAGTCGACGACGATGCCGGCCAGACCGTGCTCACGCTTGACACGCCGCGCGATGCTGCGGATCTGGCTGGCGGTCACGTTGGGATCGTCGCAGATGAACAGGGGCGCCCCCTTGGCCTTGGCCACCGCCGACGTGATGCGCGGCCAGTCGTCGTCACCCAACTGCTGCGGATCGTCCAGGCGCTTCAGGTCCACTCCGCCCAGCGAGGCGATGGAACGCACACCCAACTCCTCCTCAGGCATTTCCAGGGAGAACACCAGCCAGGGCTCCCCTGCCTCGCAGGCGTTGTACTGGGCGATCTGCAGGGCAAGTGTGGTCTTGCCACTGCCGGGAAGGCCGGCGATAACGGTGAGCTTCCGAGGGCGGATGCCGCGCACCAGTTTGTCGAGATCGGCCAGGCCAGTGCTAGGCCACTGAGGCGCGCGGCCGTTGAACTTGTCGTCGATAACGTCGACAGCCTTGAGCATCACCTCGTCGAGCCGCTTGTACTTCGGCGCCTCGTCATCGAGGTCGCGCAGGTCCGCCATCGCCTGCTGCGCTCTGGCGATGATCTCAGGCAACGGTCGGTCATCCGTGGCGGAGGCCTTCACCGACTCGGCCGTGTCGATCAAGCAACGCAGGATGGCCCGCTCCCGGACGTGCCGGACGTACGTCCTCCAGTTCGCCACCGAAGGCACATTGCGGGCAATGTTCCCGGCATAGGGAATGAGCTTCGCGCCGCTGGGCAGCACATCGCGGACCACTCCCACGGTCACCGGATCGACGGGAATCCCTTCCTCGTAGCAATCCTTGATCGCCTGGAACAGCGCGGCGTTATCCTCGAAGTAGAAATCGGCAGCGGTCACGCTGGACAAGGCCTCGTCAACCAGCGCCTGATTCTGCTGGAGCGCGGACTGCAAGATAGCGCCGAGCACGCCGAACTCAGCCTCTTCGCTGTACAGCTCCCGGCTCACTCCAGAACCTCCCGGCGAGCGGAGCCCCAGGTGAAACCAACAGCCTTGCCGCCGTTCTCGCGGAGACGATCCACCGCACGATCACCGATGTACTTGGCGACCTCCTGCGCGCTCATGTTCGAAACCACCACCGTAGGCCGCATCTCCCGATACCGGCGGTCAATCACCTCATGGAGCAGCCCCAATTCGTACTCGGTACCGCTCTGCGCGCCGAGCTCGTCGATCACCAACAGGTCGAAGCCCGCCAGTTCTTCGAGAGCGTCCCGTTCGGTGTACTTCGCCGCCCGATTCATCGCCCCCTTAGCCACACGGATTATTTCCGACGCCGAGGTGATCACTGCTTGGGCCTGAAGGTTCCGTACGACGTACTGGACGATTGAGCACGCGAGATGGGTCTTGCCCGTCCCAAGGTTGCCCAGGAGCAAGAGGCAGCGGCCGTCCTGGAAGTTCTCCACGAATCGCTCGGCATACTCCCGGCATGCTTCCAGCACCGCCGCCTTCTCCGCCTTGCCATCGGTGCGGTAAGTCTCGAAAGTGCTGACCCGGTAGCGAGCGGGGATGCCAGAGCCAACCAGCAACTCGTTGATCTTGCGTTGGGTTTTCTCAGCCAGGGCCACCGAAAACTCCTCGCTCCCCGGCCCGCGACTCACCCCATCCCAAACACACCGAGAGCAAGACCAGGTCAAGTAGCTGCCATCAAACTGCTCCACCTGGATCGCGTGGTAGTCACCGTGAACCGGGCAGCGAAGAGAAGGGCTTTCTTCGCTCTTGCGGTTGGGTTTACGCCAGAAGTTAAAAATTTGCTCTGCCATCGTCGCGGTCCTGATACATGTCGGGGGTGTGCTTGGGGAGGTTGGTGAAGTTCGATGCCGGGCCAGCATCAGGGGCTATCTCGTCTTCCCATCGTCGCCCGTTGAGCCAACTGGCCGGCAGCGGAACGAACTGGCCGTTGTCCTTCAGCCAATCACGTTGTCGGCAGTGCTTCGGAAGCGCCGCCATGATCACAGGGTGCAGAGCAGGGTCGATCTTCCGCCAAGCCTTCTCTGCCTTCGCTCGATCCTTGTGCTTTGGGTAGGCCTGGTAAAACTCCTCGAAACCATCCAGAGGATTGGGCTTGGTCGTCCGCTTCCCAGACTCGGGTTTTCCCTTCCGATCACCCACGTCGTCCGAACCGGTTTCGCCGGTTTGGACATGCTCTTTAGGTTCATTGGTGGTTCTTTGGTGGTTAAGTGACGGATCGGGTGCAACCGTTGCACCCCGTTGTGTCGTCAGTTGCACCCCGTTACGTCGTGGTTTGCACCCCGTTACGTCGTCATTTGCACCCGGTGCAACCGTTGCACCCCGTTCCATCGAGAGGTCGTACACCATCGGCAGGCGATCCCGGTGCGAGATGTAGGCGGCAGCGATTGCCTGGTTTCCACGGCGAATCACACCAGCCTCCTCGAGGGACCGGAGCTTGTACTGGACAGTCCGCTCGGATAGCCCTGTATCACTGCTCAGCGTGGCGATAGAAGGGAACGCCCCCTTTCCCGCCTCGTTGGCATAGTTCGCCAGGCACAACAGCACATGCCTCATGGCGGCATCGGTAACGACCTGCTGCTCCAGTGCCCAGGTCATGGCCTGAACGCTCATATGTCTAACTCCTCGGTGACGCGCTTCACGAAGTCGTGATATCCCTCGGCCATGAGGAAACCTTGATCTTCAAGCGCACCGCGGCATGCCTTGGCGTGGCCGTAGAGCACCCAGCGCTCACGCTCGGGCAGGTCGCGGAATTGACGGTAGGACGGCCAGGGCCCGGCGATCACCGGGCGGCCGTTGGGGCTGGTGGTGATCCGGCCCGGTTTCGGTTGTGTGGTCATTGGATGGTCTCCCCGGTGTACTTGGCCTGCGTGAACCGGCCGTCCCAGGTGGCTTTCATGACCAGCTTTTGCTGCATGTAGAGTTGGTGCAGGCGATGGGCGCCGGCCAGCAGCAACTGCAGGTCGTACTTGATGAAGGAGTCACCGCCCTCGGGGGCGATCTTGCGCGGGCGCTCGGTGAGGTACTTGTCGCGGACACGGCTGGCGACGCGATACCGCGGTGCGCCCTCCTCTTCGCGCTGCTCATTGAAGAGCCAGCCGAGTTGGCACAGGGTGCTGTTTACCTTGGCGCAGTTCACCCCGTTCAGGCGCTTGCAGAACTGAGTAGGCGTCTCGCCTACCATGAACAGCGATTCAAGGCTGGAGATGGTCTCGGCCTGGTGCTGATTCTCCAATTGCAGGACGGCGTTCTGTTCCTCCAGGTCAGCAGCCAGCCGCAGGGCCTCGGCTCGGGTACGCGGGATCTGGTAATCACGACCGGTACGCTCAGCCTCAAGCTGCTGCCAGCGGTCGATCACTCGGGCACGATGCTCATCGCTGTAACCAGCAACGACCAGGTGAGTATCCCTCTCGATCAGGTCATACACAGCGATCGGTCGGCCACCGGTGGACTCCCGGCGAGTTTTACGACTTGATCGTAAAAGCCCCTTGTCGAAGAGACGTTCGATGGTCGTGACAACGTCGTTGTGGCGAGCCTCGACAAGATCCGCGATCTCGCGGCTGGTCATGGTGGCGGCCTGGCCGCCGAAGGGGGCCAGATCAGTCATGCCGGCACCTCCATCTCGGTCAGCAGTTGGATCAAGTCTTCGCCAGCCAACCTGGCGATGGTGATAATCGACAGATGGATCGCATCCACCTGCTCGGCGGTCAGGCGCGGGCCCAGCTCGAAACCCTCGAAAGCCAAGTCTTCGCGAACTGCGGTAGCCAAGTCCTGGATGGCGCCGATGTAGCTGTAGAGCTGGTCACCGAGCGCTTTCGCTCCGATGCGGCTAGTCATTGGACACCTCCCCACCCTCCAGGGCCGCACGGACCAGGGCAGTGGCTGTCTCGGCCGCATGAAGAAGTAGGGCTACGCGACGACTAACACTCGGCTCGTCGAGGATGTCGAGGAGCCCGCCTTGAATCGCGTCGAGCAGGCCGACTGCGCTGTCCAGTGCGAGGTCGGCATCAATGTCATCCATCACGCACAGGACATTCGTTTTCTGATCTCCCGTCGAAAGATCGACCGGCGCAGTCGCCCGGAAGCTGATACCCATAGTGGCCCTCATTGCTGAGCCTCCTTCTGCCGGTTGATTCGCTCAGAACAGACCTGTTCGAACTCCGCCAACTGGAAGATGGCACCGCCAACCTCCTCCAAGAACCATCCGAGACGCTCGGCGGTTTCCTGACCGATCTCGCCTTCAGCACTGGTAAGCGCCAGCAGCTTCCCGACTGCGGCGACACCAAGCGCCATGTTCTGAGCCGCATGGCGAGCCGTACCACGATCCAACTTGATGGAGCGGATCTGCTTATCGGTCAGAACTTCATCGGGGACCGGGGAGCACTGATTGCTGAGCAGTGTCGCGAGGTTCATTGCTGGCCCTCCTCACGCAGGGAGTCGAGCGCGGCGTCAACCAAGTCGCCAGCCATCTCTGCAGCAATCTCCAGGGCATACAAGCACGCGTGCTCTTCATCGGAGGTGGTCAGTGCTCCGAGAATGCTAGAAACACTTAGCGTCAGCGCGATGGCCTCGCTCAACGCCTCTTCGACCGTCGTGGTCGGGTTAATCGCTGCGAATCTCCGCGGCGGAAGCTGAGATATCGGAGCCTTCAGTGCAGACGACTGGGGCTTGTTCCAGACCGCGCTCATGCTGCACCGCCTGCGTGTCGCGACACGCTTTCAGGATTTCCGGATTGGGTCGCGACACCGGCCCGGCAAGCTCTGAGCAACGCGCCAGACATGGCCCCCAGCAGGGCGAGAGTATTGAGTTCCTGAGAGAGCAGCGGCTCGCCGGCATCGTCCATCGCCCGGGTCATTCTCAATAGAATCAGGTGAACCGCCTCGCTGATGTCCTCGGCGGCGGCCAGAGCCGCGTCAACCGGCCGGTCGGCAACAATGGAGAACAAGAACTCATCCCCGTTGAGAGGATCGAAGCAAACCTGGTGGTCAGTGGTAACGGCGCAGGGGACTTGCGCGCTTTGAGTTTTCTGTTGCATAGTTAATTCGTCCTTCGAAAGACAAATTGATATCCAGGCAGTCGCTGCGAACGACTACCAACTGAACCCCACCCGACCAGGTGGGGTTTTTTGTGGCCCTGCGAAAAGTCAGCCGGGCCGCAAAGTGGCGCCAGGACACTCCGTGCTATCGTTTTGATTCCACACAGAACGGCCACGGAGGCCTGGCATGACTGATGCTGCTGAAGAAAGAATCCCGACCATCGATTTACAGTCCCTCCTAGACACGCTTAACGCGCTGCCCAAAGACACCCGCGTAGGCTTCAGCGGCCTGACCTTCTACCGCGTCAAGTGGCGAGGCCAGACGATGGTGAATATCGAGTTCAGCGAGCATGTTCATCGGAACTCGAAAGGTGAGGTTGTTGTTGAAGCTCCTGGGCCAGAGAACTGATCTCCCCAATCGCTTCATCAAGTGGCATCGGGCGGTAGGTCGAATCGTGCCTTCCGCCCATCCAGCCAGAAATGACGACGAGGCCATCCTCGCGAAGCTCAAGAACGATCGAAGGCCGGATGGCACGGCGGAGCTCGGTAGCCTGCTGCAACATGATCTGAGCATTCCGCTCCAGGTCATCCGCCAGCAGCAAATTCATTCCAAGGTCAACGCTCAGATCACGCTGAACATCCAGCCCGAGGAAGCGAGCCATCTTCGAAAGGAAAGTCACGGTGCCACCTCGGCACTGGATGCCTGCACAGCAGCATCAGCGCACTGCCCCAGGCGGGAGTCGGACGGCAGAATGGGCTCAAGGTCGGCGGAGCTTGTGGGCACGTCGTACAGATCAGGCCTCAACTGATGCCGCGCAATTCGAGCTTCGAACACACGCTCCAGATCACGAGCAAGAACCGCCCCTGGCGTGCGCCCACACGCCAGAACCTGTCGCAGGTACGCAACAGAGGTATCAAGCTTGCGCGCAGCCTCGCTGCGCTCCCTGGTGCTCAGACTTTTCCAAAACTCCCGCAAGGCTTCCGCATTGGGGTTTTGGGATGTAATGACGGCCATAAATGTACCTCCTGGGTACAAGGATGGCGAAAAGTCTATGTACCGTCAAGGTTCTGTACATTTCTGGTACAGATGATGGAATGGATGAATGATTGACATCAGTACTATCCGCCGTACAAATGCCCTTTCACTTGCAGAGAAGGAGGGGGGGACAGGTGCGTTCGCCAGCCGCATTGACCGTGAACCAACTCAGGTCAGCAGGCTGATTGGCTCGAACCCAACGAAGAACATCGGCAACAAGCTCGCCAGGCACATCGAAGAATGCTTTGACTTACCGCGCGGCTGGCTTGATGTATTACATGGCAAGCATATTTTTGAAGCGCCTCACTTTCAGGCAAAAGCCGTGTCCCCCTTGCCCTCCGCCGACGCCGACGCCGACGCCGAGAGAGATCTTATGCCTTTATCCACGTGGGAAGAAGGTGATCCACTTGATCTCGACGAGGTAGAGATCCCCTACTTCGACGAAATTCAGGTGGCTGCGGGCGGTGGCAGATTTCCAGATCTGGAGCTCGCAAAGCGCAAAATCAGGTTCCCGAGATCCGTGCTGCACGAATCAGGAGTGAATCCGAAATGCGCCGTCTGCGTTAACGTCACCGGCAACAGCATGGAACCGCTCATTGCCGACGGAGCCGTCATCGGGATCGATATGTCAGTCAACGCGATCACCGACGGCGAGATCTACGCCCTGAAGCATGACGACCTGCTGCGGGTGAAATTCGTCTATCGCCTGCCTGGCGGCGGCATCCGGTTGCGCAGCTACAACCGGGACGAGTACCCCGATGAGGAGTACACCAGGGACCAGATGCGTGCCGGTGACATCAGCGTGATCGGGTGGGTGTTCTGGTGGTCGGTGATGCGCCGGCGGCGACACTGACTGCTCTCAGCCGAACCATTTTTCTGCCTAGCTGTCTGTATATACAGAGGGATTGATCTACCTCCCAGAGCGGCCTATCATCTGTATATACAAAGTCAAATGGTAACCGCGCTTGGAAAATCTGATCATTTCGGACGCCATCGAGAGGAAGCTTCAGGAAAAGCATGGTGGCGTGAGCCGCAGAGAAATCGAGCAATGCTTCGAGAACTGCGAGGGTGAACACCTGATCGACCTGCGAGAGGATCACAAGACAGACCCTGTAACGAAATGGTTCGTAGCCGAAACAAACGCTGGCAGGGCCCTAAAGATCTGTTTCGTCTTCGAGAATGGTAAGGTTTTCCTGAAAACAGCGTACGAACCCAGTGCTGAAGAAACACGTATCTACAGAAAATTTGCAATCAAATGACAAAGAGTGAGGAAGCTATGAGCAACGTTGAACTGTGGGAAAGCGGCGAGCTCGGGACGACCGAAGCGCACGCCCAAGTCTCCACTGGCTCAAAGCAAGAGGTGGATGACGCGCTCGGCCTCCAACTGATTTCCATTCGCCTACAAAAGCAATTAGTAAACGATCTCAAGAAAATTGCCGAGTATCACGGAGTCGGCTATCAGCCGATGATCCGCGACCTACTCAATCGGTTTGCTCGATCCGAGATCAAGCAAATCATTTGTCAGCGACTGAATGAAATCGAGTCGTCCGAGAAAACTGTTAGCGAATCCAGCACCGCTCCGGTGAAGGAGTTCCTCGAAAAAATGAGGGCGTAACAGAAAGAGATTGTCCAATGGCCCCGCATCTGCGGGGCTTTTCATTTCCGCCCTACCCCTCCAGCGCCTGCCTATCCCACCTCAGCGTTACGGTGCCGTCGTCGTTGAACACCAGGCCGACACCGTCCATCTCAGCCTGCACCTACTCGTAGCCCTTCCTCTTTCTTTCTGTGCCCCTACACCAGCTTCACGCCCCGCCTCAAAGACTCCGCTCTTGCCATTCTGATTCACAGGTACATTTTGCAATTGACAATGTACCTTTAAGGTACTAGATTGATTTGCAGTATGTACCTTCTTGGTTCCAGAGCACGGAGCAGCACATGACCACCACCGCCACCATCACAGCACACGGTTTCACCGGCTTCCTCGGCAAAGGCCTGTCCCTGCGTGAGCTTCAGTGCGTCCTGGGCATCGCTGCGGGTCGTACCTCGAAGGAGCTGGCCCGCGACCTGGGCATGCAGCCGGGCACGGTGGGTAAGCGCGTTCTGGCAGCGACCACCAAACTCGGAGTCACCCGCCGTGCCGCCCTGGTGGCTGAAGCCATGCGCCGCGGGCTTATCTCGCCCGCCGTGATCGCCCTCGCCTTCCTCGTCGCCGGTCAGCCACTGCTCAACGATGACCACATGATGCGCAGCCGCCGTGGCGGCGAAAGGAAGATCGAAACTCGTCTGACTGCTCGCCGCGATGGCGTGGCCTGGGTGGCGTGATCATGGCCTGGGACAGAAACGATCCTCTCAACATCCTGGCGCTGCAGCTCGACGGTGAACTGCGCGCAGCGGCCGACTTCTGCCATGGCTACAACGGGCCGGCACAGCGCGCTTTCGCCCGGCACATCCAGGGCCTGGGCAAGACGCTCGACGAGCTTACCGTGGCAGACCTGAAGGCAGCGGCCGGATTTGCGGACGCAGAACTGAACGACCTGCAGCAGAGAGGGCTGATCTGACGCGGCAGACCGAACGCGCCGAAGCAGCCAAGCAGTAACCAACCGATTTTCGCGAAAGCCAACAACCGCGGCAGGCCATCGGCTTGCCTGGAGGAAAGCATGGACAACAAACCTCTCATCAAGCCCGGGAAGCTCTTCCTGATCTGTATCGCCCTGCTGGCCTATGCCGGGTTGTCCGTCGCCCTGGTGGGCGGCATTGGGCCGGCCCTGGTCAGCAGTCGCGACGATGTTCTGGTCTTCGCGGGATTCGCCATCCCCGGCGTCTGGTTGATCGCCTCGGTCTGCCTCGGCATCCACCTCGCCAACACCCGCCGTGAAGAAGCGGCCACCACCAGCAAGGAGAAAGACCAATGAAGCGGATTCCCGCTGCTGCAATGCTGTGCCTGCTCGCCGTCCTGGCGGGCTGTTCGAAGGTGCCTGCCGGCAACGTCGGCGTGATCGTCAACCTCTACGGCTCCGAGAAGGGCGTGGAGACGCGCGAGGTCGGCACTGGGCGCTACTGGGTAGGCGTGAACGAGGAACTCTACCTGTTCCCCACCTTCACGCAGACCGAGACCTGGGGTGGCGAGGAAGCGATCAGCTTCCAGACCGTTGAGGGCATGAAGGTTGGCGGCGCCGTCGGCATCACCTACTCGGTATCTCCCGACAAGGTGACGACGCTGTTCCAGAAGTACCGGGCGGGTATCGACGAAATCACGAACAAGTTCTTGCGGAACATGGTGCGCGATGCCTTCAACGATGTTGCCTCGAAGCTTCCAGTCGAGAGCGTCTATGGTGCCGGCAAGGCGGACCTGCTGCTGGCCGTCGAGAAGCGCGTGCGCGACCAGGTGGCGCCCATCGGCATCAATATCGAGCGCATCTACTACGCATCCGACCTGGTCCTCCCGCCGCAGGTTACGCAGAGCCTGAACGCGAAGATCCAGGCCACCCAGATGGCCGAGCAGCGCCGTAACGAGGTCGCCCAAGCCAAGGCAGAAGCCGACAAGGAACGCGCTCGGGCCCAAGGGGAGGCGGACGCGAAGCTGACCCTGGCCACCGCCGATGCGAAGGCGATCGAGATCCGCGCCCAAGCGCTGCGCTCGAACCCCGACGTCGTGACCCTCAACGCGGTCGAGAAGTGGGACGGCAAGCTGCCCACCTACATGGCCAGCGGCTCCCCGCTTCCCTTCATCGGCATCAGCAAGTAGCCCCTCGCCCAGGCGCCAGCGATGGCGCCACTGGAGATCCCATGAAACGAGCAACCGTTGTAACCGAACTGCCGGCCAGCACCAGCCGGGACATGGACAAGTTCGTTGTCCGTCTGCCGGACGGCCTGAGGGCCGAGGTCGAAGCCGAGGCCAAGCGAGACGAGCGCAGCATGAACTCCTTGATCGTCGTTGCCCTGCGCGAGTACCTGCATGGTCAGCGCCGAAAGCATGCGCTCCTCGATGCTCTGACCGCTGCCACCGGAGGGCACTGACCATGAAGCAAGCACTCATCGGCACCGCGATCAGCCTGCTGCTCAGCGCGTGCCTGTACTTCGGTCAGGGGTCGCTTCACCAGTTCGCCTTCTATGTGGCGGCGGCCACGAACGTTCTCTGCTGGCTGCTGATATTCGCCGGCGGCATCAAGGGGCAAGGAGCCGCGAACCTGCTCGCCCGCCCTTGGCTCTCCATCCCTACCGGCGCTCTGCACGTGGCGGCCCTGGCCGTCACAGATCACCCCGCACTCGCGGCTTCGAGTCTGCTGGTGCAAATGGCTTGCTACGCCCTCGCCTACCAGGCGGTGCGCAGCGCCGAGCAAGGGGGTGACCTATGACCCATGCCCTGTTTAAACAGATCGACCTGACCGCCAAGCTCGGCCAGGACGGTAGCTCGCTCCAGGCCATGAACGCGCTACGCGTCATCCGGGAAACGGTAGCGAAGCACCTGGCCGGCACCGAGGGTGCAGGAGAGATTCCGCTCGAGCGCGCCCTCCTGGCGCTCCGCACCATCGCCGAGTTCCCCTGTCCCGAGCAGGACAACATGCCGGCGGCGAACATGCGGCAGATCGCGCTGGCGGCGCTGAGCGGGGCTGGGGTGAGTACGGAGCCGGGCAACCCTGGCGGCGAACCTGTTTCCGGACCGGGTAATACCGGCGAGCCCCCTGGCCCCGCGCCGAGGCCGGGTGATGACTCCCTTGGCGAAAGCCTTCGAACCCTGGAACGCTGGCTTGATCGAGTGGCAATCGAGGACGGCTATGTCGGCGTGCCGGTGATCGAGGCCGTCGAGGTGGTGGTCACCGAGATGAAGCGCCAGCAACAACCAGTCGATCCGGCCTTCTGCCGCTGCAACCACTGGTTCGCCGGGGATAGCGTCGAAGCGGCCTTCATTCGCCAGCATGGCCAGTGCCAGGACTGCGTCGAGATGGACCAGATGCTGGAGCGGGAAGTGCAGGCCGAGAACGCCAAGCGCTACCTGTGGCTGCGCAACACGGCTCTCTATGCATCGGACCTGGCCCGCGAGGTCAACCGCATGGACAAGAGCGTCGTCAACCTGTTCCCGCGGGACAAGGACGGCAACCTCCTGGCAGAGGCTGATCTGGACGAGGCCATCGATGCTGCCATGGCGAAGCCGCCGGAAGGCGGTGACGCATGAGCATCACCCTCAAGGGCCATGCCCTCAACCAGCGCCAACTCGACGCTATCACCCCGGTGATGAACGACCTGATTCAGGGTCGGGTTGACCTGGCAAGTTTCGATGATGCCTGCGTCAAAGCCCTGGATAACGCCGGCTGCCCGCTGGGCTATGACACCAGCATGCCCGGTACCGGCAGCACCATCGAGGAGCGGGCCGCCAGATGGCTGAGTGACGGTCAAGTGGGAGCGTCTTCGCGGGCCATCCACGATCACATGCTCGGTCTGCCCATGGAACGCCACCACGCGGCCTATCCCCATGACCCGGACGACCTGAATCGCTGCCTGCTCCTGCTGAACCTAATCCCTGAATGGGCGTCACGCATCCGCGAGATGGCCCAGCACAGCCAGGAGTGGGCCGCACTGGCGAGCAGTTGGGGAAAGCTCACCAACCTTTTCCTGCAAGAAGCTGGTCTGGACTGGCAACGCAGCAGCGGAGCCCCCGAAACCTACGCAGCGATGCGATTCCTACTGGGTGATGCATGAGAAAAGCACTGACCGCCATCGCACTCGTCGCGCTGTTTGGCCTGGCTGCTGTTGCCGCCGGCGCAGCGCTCCAGCCGTTCAAGACCCTGTTCATCTGGGAGGTATGCCAGTGATGAGAGGCTCCGACATTCCACCACCACCAGGGTATCGCCCTACCCCGCTCGCCACCCTCGGCCAGCAGTTGGTCCGCCTGGGCCAGGCGATGCAGAACCCCAACACCAAGCTCGGCGAGTTGACCGAACTGGTCCAGGCCTGCGGCGTCGACCTGCGGATCTGCGACACGAACAAGGAGAGCCGGTCATGAGGGGCGCAACGTTGCACAGGCTGATCGATATCTACGCCGACAGTCGCCGTGACCTGCGCGTCCGTTTGGCGGCCCTCCGGATGTTCGTCCGCGCGGTGTGCGCCGATCGCAACACCAGCTTCGCCGAGTATCGCCTGATGCGTCGGCGGCTCCTCAAGGGCATGCCGTTCACCGAGCAGGCGCTTGAACGCGAACGAGCGGCATATCTGGATCGCACCAGAGCTGCGAGGCAAGCCATGGAGGAGAGCGGCGCCTGGCTTATCGGAAACTCAGCCATGATCGAGCAGGCCCTGTCGTTCGACGATCTGTGCGACCTCCTGGTGGTGAACCATGCCCACCGTGCCGAGGCTGCCGAGGTCTGCGCGGGCGACGCCGGAGTCGTTGGCGGCCTGCTCTGGATTGGCGGGGAGTTCGAGGACAGCGCAGACCACAAGAGCGGCCGCTCCAACCGAGGGAACACGGGGCCACTTACCGCTGCGGTCCAGAACCTGTTTCAGAAGTTCTTGCTTGAAAACCCGTCGGCCATCCCTGACCCGTTCGCCCTGGGTGGCCCTTTCTACGGCGCCCTGCGGCAGGAGATGGCGCCAGATGGAACGGTGCAGATTCGGCGACCGGCACTCACCGTCCACAGCCTGGACGGATCGACCCGTACGGTTGAGCGAAAGCCGGAGGCGTATTCGGTAGTGGCGAAAGATGGTGGGGGTCGCCATGGCTAGAACTCTGCTTCGCGTGATGAGGGGAGAGTTTGCGTTCTACCTGACCGAAGGGTCGAAGGGAGGCAAGAAAGGTGGGGCGCGCTGGGCCTTATACCGAACCAGCGGGTACGGGAAGATCAAGGACGGATTCGTCTTCGTCAACAGCGGTGACCGCGCCAGGCTGCTGGCAATGACGAACGACGGTGAACGGATGGATGCCTGCCAGGCACTGTTCGACAGTAAGAAACGCCGGGCCTACGTTCGGCGCTGCGAGATTCGCGGCCCATCCGGCCGCTGGGAGGGGCTTGCATTCAAGCCTAGGCCTCAGGAATGCGCTACCTGACTGTTAAAAAATTCGCCAGCGAGTCTGGCTACACCGAAGACGCCGTGCGCTCGAAGATCCGCGACGGAATCTGGCGCCTCGGCGAGATATGGAAAAAAGCACCGGATGGCCGGACGCTTATTGATGTAGAGGGGTATGAAGCATGGGTAGAGATGGGCGGGGAGTCAGGGCAGTCTCTGATTCGAGTATCGAAATCACGTTCATGTATCGCGGCGTCAGGTGCCGGGAGCGCATCTCGCTCAAGCCCACCGCCACTAACCTGAAGCGAGCAGAGCAGCACAAGGCGGCTATCGAACATGCGATCGCCGCCGGTACCTTCGACTACTCGGTGACATTTCCTGGATCTCCGCGCGCCGCCAAGTTTGCGCCTGAGGCGTCACGCGAGACGGTTGCGGGATTCCTTGGCCGATGGCTTGAGTCGAAGCGCAAGCACGTCTCCAGCAGCACCTTCGAGGGCTACAGGAAGATTGTAGAGCTTCGTCTGGTGCCGGCCCTTGGGCCCGTCATGGTGGTCGACCTGAAGCGGAAGGCCGTCAAGGATTGGCTGGACACCCTGAAGGTGAGCAACAAGACGCTCAGCAATATCCAGAGCTGCCTACGCTCGGCCCTCAGTGATGCGATGGAAGAGGAACTGATCGACAGCAACCCCCTCGCCGGCTGGACATACGCAAGGAAGGGAGAGGTCAAGGACGACGACGTGGACCCATTCTCGCCGGAAGAGCAGCAGGCGATTCTGAGTGCCCTCGATGGTCAAGGGCGGAACCTAGTACAGTTCGCATTCTGGACGGGGATGCGTACCAGCGAACTCGTCGGCCTCGAGTGGGGCGATATTGACTGGCTCCGCGGCGAGGTGCGCGTCACCCGCGCCATGACCCAGGCAGCCAAGGGAAAAGCGGAGGTGACGAAGACCACTTCCGGCCGGCGCAGCATCAAGCTGCTCGGCCCTGCGCTGGAAGCCTTGAAGGCGCAAAAGGAATTCACCTACCTGGCCAATCAGGAAGTCTTCCAGAACCCGAGGACGGGCGAGCGATGGGCCGGCGACGGACCGATCCGGAAAACACTCTGGGTTTACGCGCTGAAGAAGGCCGGCGTGCGCTACCGTCGTCCGTACCAGACCCGGCACACCTACGCATCCATGATGCTGTCTGCCGGGGAGCATCCGATGTGGGTAGCCACACAGATGGGGCACAGCGACTGGACCATGATTGCCAGGGTATATGGCAGATGGATGCCTGCCGCAGATGCGTCGGCAGGGGGAAAAGCTGAGCAGATGTGGCAAGGCGACGAGCCTCAATTGACATCCTTGAAGGCTAGCGGATAATCATCGACCGTTTTGATGTCACATGCTATACACACGTTATCCACAGGAAATGACCAAGGAGGTCTTATGCCAAGCTCTATCGATGTGGCGAAGTTTTTCCTCGCCCAATCCAACGAAGAGGCCGGCGACCTTGTGTCCAACCTGAAGCTGCAGAAGCTCGTGTACTACGCTCAGGGCTTCCATCTCGCCGTCTACGATGAGCCTTTGTTCACTGACTCCATCGAAGCATGGACGCACGGTCCTGTCGTGCCGAACGTCTATCACCACTACAAGCAGTTCGGCTCGGGCAGCATCCCAGCGCCCATAGACTTCAATCTGGAAGCGTTCAGCCCCGAGCAAGTAGAACTGCTCAATGAAGTGCAGCAGATCTACGGGCAGTATTCGGCTTGGCGACTGCGCGAGATGACCCACGAAGAAGCCCCCTGGCGGAACAATTATCAGGCAGGGGCGATGAGCCGTGAAATTCCTGCGGACGACATGCGCCAGTTCTTTAAAACCCTTGTGAAGTAAGGGCGTGGCATGGCACGTCTCAGGGATAGAGGCTCTAAAAGCAGTCTATTACTCAAGGAAAGGCCAGCACCTACTGAGAACCCGGAGCTGAAGCCGCCTTTGTTTTCCTTCGAGTTCATGCAGGCGGATTACTGCGTGTCGGAGTGCACGTCTGATGAGAGAAGCCAGGTACTATCCAAGCTTCGCACTCTCAGCCAAATGTCTTGGCAACAGATCAAGCAAGCCCCTCGCCATGGTCTTGGGTTCGAGATTATCGGGCGTCCATCCTTCAAGGCCGCAATTCCAGCCTTCGTTACAGACGACACCAACCTGATCTCATTCCGTGCAATTGGCAAAGCCCCAATGGTCGGGTATCGCGACGGTCGGGTATTTCACATCCTTTGGATCGATAGAGATTTCACCGTATACGATCACGGGTCTTAGCTGTAATGACAGCCTTATGACAGCTTCCAGCCTGGAAGCCGCGTCAAATGGGGGCTAGATGCGGGTTCAAATCCCCCCGGCTCCACCAAATAAGCCCCTGAAAAGCTTAGAGTTTTTCAGGGGTTTTTCTTTTGGTGTCGAAAAAATGTCGACGACTATCCGAACCTCAGCTAGCGTTATAGCAGCACTTCGCCACACAAGGAGGTTCACATGGCTGTTTACATGATCGGTTACGACCTAATTACACCCGGGAAAGACTACAACACTCTTGTCCAAGCAATTACCCAGGCTTTCCTGACCTACTCCCCGATTTCAGTACCACGCCGAACTTAGTAGAGTCCGTTTTCCGAGCAGGAGACGGCAGTGAAAAAGCGTTTTACTGAAGAACAGATTCTAGACTTTCTGAAGCAGGCAGAGGCCGGTGTGCCGGTGAAGGAGCTGTGCCGGCGGTATGGCTTTAGTGATGCCTCGTTCTATACTTGGCGCGCCAAGTTCAGTGGCATGACCGTGCCGGATGCCAAGCGGCTCAAGGATCTCGAACTGGAGAACAGCCGGCTGAAAAAGCTGCTGGCCGAAGCCCATCTGGATATCGAGGCACTGAAGGTGGTTGCTCGGGGAAAGGGTAAGCCCGACAGCTCGACGGGAAGCAGTGCAGGAGATGCAGGCTCAAACCGGCATCTTCCAGCGCCGTGCCTGTCATCTGATCGAGCTATCTCGCTCGGTGCTGCACTATCAACCCCGCGCCAGCGAGCAAAACACCAAGCTGCAAACCCAACTCGTGGAACTGGCACAGGAGCGCCGGCGTTTCGGCTATCGGCGCCTGCATATCCTGCTGCGGCGCGCTGGCGTGCAGGTCAACCACAAGCGGATCTATCGTCTGCCGGTTTGATGGTGAAACGGCGGAGGCGCCGTCACGGTGTCGCCATAGAGCGCGAACGCCTAAGCCTACCGAGCGCGCCGAATCAGGTGTGGTCGATGGACTTCGTCTTCGATGCGCTCAGTACGGGGCGGAGGATTAAATGCCTGACGGTGGCCGATGACTTTACCAAGGAGGCGGTGGGTATCCTTGTGGAACACGGCATCAGCGGCTTTCGCGTTACTCGCGCACTGGATGAAATGGCTCGGTTCCGCGGTTACCCGACAGCAATCCGCACCGACCAGGGCCCCGAATTCACTGGCAAGGCACTCGATCAATGGGCCTATCAGCGCGATATCAAGCTGAAGCTGACTCAGCTTGGCAAACCCACACAGAATGCGTTCATCAAGTCCTTCAACGCCAAGTTTCGAGACGAATACCTGAATGAGTACTGGTTCTGCTCACTGGCCGAGGCCAGAATTCGCATCGCAGCCTAGCGGAGGGATTACAACGAGCACCGACCGCATAGCGCTATCGGCACTCACCCCAGCGAAGTTTGCTGCGAAATGGCGGGCGAGTCAGCAGCAACCACGACATGAAAAATTGATATCAACCCCAGGACGTACTAACTAGGAAGCGGTACTAAGACTGGGGGCAGGTCAAGGCGAACAAAGCCGACTAGTCTCCAAGCTTAGATGCGACTGATAGCCGCGCGTAGACTTGGCTACCGAGCCATTTTGAGATCAGCTCCTGCAACTCAGGCTTACCCATATAGTCGGTAAACAGCTCTTCGTTCAGTTCCATCCGCTCGATAAAAAAGGACTCCAGCACCTGCCGAAACACCAGTTGAAACTTGTCGAGCGAATTGACTTCAGCGGCCTTTTGCAGGGATTCGTTTAGGCTTGCCGCCTCCGCGATCTGGTCAAAGAAAAGCTGATCCGCTTCGTTCAGCTCACCACCGAACCGTTGATTGATGATGTCAACCAGGCGAGATAGTGGCACGTGCTCCTCACGCACCATGCCGGACCCCACTTCGCGCGGGCCATCCAGTGGTTTGGTATAGCCCTCACTGAGACTGATCGAGCCTTCGCTGATCTTTTGCAGCCTGTAGTAGTCGAGTTCGACCTCCTCGTCGAACTGATAGCCCGGCCCGCTCTTGCGCTTGGGCAGCTTCAATGCGAGGTGTCGCAGGTAGGTGAAGAGTTTTTCCAGGTCACTGTCCTGATACGGAATCACTTGACTCAGGAAGCTATACAGATTGCGGAAGGCTTGCAGCTTGCCGCGCCAGAGCTCTGCTTCCTCTTCCTCGGAACCCTGCATCTGCGTAAAACGCGCAACCGCCCGGTCAAGAATCGCGTTCATGGTTTTATGGTCGGCAGGGCTTTGCCGGCGCTTCGGGGCAAAGAAGACACGGCTGAACTCAGACACGTCGGTTTGCAGGTAGATGCCGGAGGCATCGAGTTCAGCTTTCACCTCGTACAGCTTGTCGGGGTCAACCTCTTCCCCCATCACCGAGCCTTCGTAGTACTGGCGGAAGGCCTCTTGGATTTCGCGAGAATCATTCACGAAATCGAGGACGAAGGTATCATCCTTGAGCGGATGAGTACGGTTCAGCCGCGATAACGTCTGCACCGCCTGAATGCCCGCAAGGCGCTTGTCCACGTACATGGTGTGCAACAGCGGCTGATCGAAGCCGGTCTGATACTTCTCGGCGACCAGCAGCACACGGAAATCGGGCTTGGTAAAGGTCTCGGGCAGATCCTTTTCCTTCAGCCCATCGTTCATTTCGACTTCGGTGTACTGCTTTTCCGGGATCTTGTCGTCTTCCACACTGCCCGAAAATGCCACCAGGCTCTTGATGGAGTAGCCCTTCTCCTGGATGTAGCGGTCGAACTCCTGTTTGTAGCGCACGGCTTCCAGCCGTGAGCCCGTCACAACCATGGCCTTAGCATGGCCTCCGATCTTGTGGCGAGTGAAGTGCTGAAAGTGCTCCACCATCACTTCGGTTTTCTGGCCGATGTTGTGCGGGTGTAGGCGCATGAAACGGGCGAGTGCCTTGGCCGCTTTCTTGCGCTCAACGCTGGGGTCTTCTTCTGCCTTCTTGATCAGCTTGTAATAGGTCTTGTAGGTGACGTAGCTCTTCAGCACGTCCTCGATAAAGCCCTCCTCAATCGCCTGCCGCATCGTGTAGCGGTGGAAGGGTTCACCGCTGCGGCCAAAGATCGCCAAGGTCTTGTGCTTGGGCGTAGCAGTGAAGGCGAAAAAGCTCATGTTGGGCTGCTGGCCACGTTTGGCCATCGAACGGAACAGGCGTTCGAGATCCGCCTCACCCTCTTCCATAGCCATTTCCAGCGCCTTGTCGCGCAGTTGCGCGCCACCCAACACGCCTTTGAGCTCAGTGGCCGTTTCGCCCGATTGCGAGCTGTGCGCCTCGTCAATAATGACTGCGTACTTGCGCGTGGGCAGATGGCTCCGGCTCGCCTCACTGCGTTCCTCATTCAGCCTGGCCAACTGTGCCGAGACGAACGGAAACTTCTGCAGGGTCGTGATGATGATGGGTACGCCAGCTTCAAGCGCCTCGGCCAGTTGGCGCGAATCCTCATCGATTTTCTGCACCACACCTTGCCGGTGATCAAACTGGTAGATGGTGTTCTGCAACTGGCGATCCAGCACCACCCGGTCGGTGATAACTACCACGCTATCGAACAGCCGCTCATCCTGCTGGTTGTGCAGACTGGAGAGGCGATGTGCCAGCCAGGCAATGGTATTGCTCTTGCCGCTGCCTGCCGAATGCTCGACCAGATAGTTATGCCCGACACCCTCGCGGGCCGCCGTCTCCACCATGGTGCGCACCGCCTGCAATTGGTGGTGACGCGGAAAGATCAGGCTTTCCTTGCGCACCTTCTTGCCTTCGTCCGTGGTCTTTTCTTCCACGCTCAGGTGCAAAAAGCGGGCGAGCAGGTCGAGCAGGCTGTCACGCTGCAGTACCTCTTCCCAAAGGTAAGCGGTCTTGTAGTTGCGTCCATCCGGATCGGGCGGATTGCCCGCGCCGCCCTCAAACCCTCGGTTGAAAGGCAGGAAGTAGGTGGAAGTCCCCGCCAGCCGGGTTGCCATGTGCGCCTCTTCGGTGTCCACTGCAAAGTGCACCAGGGTGCGTTTGCTGAAAACGAAGATCGGCTCTCGCGGGTCGCGATCATGACGGTACTGATGAATGGCGTTGGCGGCCGTCTGCCCGCTCAAGGGGTTCTTCAGCTCCAACGTAACCAGAGGAATGCCGTTGACCGACAGCACCACGTCCAGCGACTTTTCACTCTTCGGACTGAAGTGCAGCTGCCGGATCAACCCCAGCCGGTTGTCCTGGTAGCGCGCCTCCAGCTCCGGGTTCAAGCCGTGCGCCGGACGAAAGAAGGCGATGCGCAGCGTCTTGCCAAAGCACTTGAAGCCGTGGCGCAGGGTTGCCAGCGCACCATGGCTATCCAGCCACTTGACCAGCGACTCCACCACCCGAGTCCCCGTCTGCTCACCGTGCAAGGCCTCTAGTTTTTCCCATACCTTGCCCTGGGTGGCTCGGATGAAGGCGAGAATCTCATCGGGGAAGATCGCACGCTCGCGGTCGAAACCTTTTCCGTCAACGCGAGCGTAGCCATTGGCCAGCAGAACGACTTCGATGGCAGCTTCAAAGGCGGCTTCGGAGGTGGATTTCAT